CAACGGCCAGCGGTAACGTCTGAGTAAAGATTGATTTTTCATGTCTTTATGTTTTAAGTTTAAAGTCCTGGATCTGCGTCCGAATAACAATTACCCATTGCATCCGTGTCCAAATATTCCTCAATCCACATACTATCTCTATTGCTCTCAATCGGATAAAAACGTTTGATTTGTTCAACACGATCTTTGATTATTTCATCAATTGCTGATATTTGAAGATTATTAGACTCATCAATGTAAATCATTTCAGGTATTCCATTTTTTAACATAACCTTAGGAATTGACATTGCATAAATCTTTTCCCTTTCGGCATATAGTCGCTGCAGTTCCAAATCCGCAAGGACTGCCATCTTAAAATTTCTTATTTTGCGCTCTCTTTTCATGATTTTAAGTTTTAGTCTATCAAAGTTACATTNNCAATGATATTAGTCATGTTTATAGACTTTTTCATGAATTTTATGGATAACATCTTTATGTAAATATGTTTTCTCTAATCCATGTGCGGCGCGATGACAACCCCTACATAAACAACATAGATTACCTATATCATTTCCGCCCCCATGTGATCGGGGTAGGATATGATGTATATCAAAACCACCCTTATCAACACGACCTATCTTGCCACAAACTTCACAGGAAATATTATCCTGTTCGCCAATATCAAAATAATCCAAATATACCTTAACGTGCTTTTGCATCTCTTTTCTTTTTGCGATCTAATCGTGATTGGCATTTATGCGAACATATATAATGCCTATCACTTTTTGCTAAAAACAACCCTCCACATCCCGGACATATCTTTGGTGTTAATTTATATTTTAAGATACGCACATGGCCTTTATTCAAATTACCATGTAATTTATAATGGCATAAAGAACAAAGAGTTTGACCATTATTAACATCAAATCTTAATTCCGGGTATTCGGCAAATGATTTTATATGATGCGGGTGCAATTTTATAATGACATTACTATCCTTACTATTTCGTGCCCCACAAATTTGGCATGTATAATTATCTCTTTCAAATACTTTTTTTCTCCAACTTCGCCACTCGCAACTCGCACGTATTCTCCTTTTTATGTCAGATGTACCCCCCTTCCAATTAGTAGAATGTTCACCCTTCTTCTGTGATGCGCCTATATTTTGACATTCAGTAGAGCAATAATTAGATCCCCTCCATTTTACCTGAGATTTAGGACGATTATATGTTTTCCCACAAATTTTACAAGTTCCAACATATTTATTTTCTTGCGCCTTCGCATGACAGGCACGTGAACAATATTTGCGGTATCCCATTCCGCTTCTCATAATATAAAATATTTTACCACAAATAGGACAAGTTATATAAACACCCTTTTTCATTAATTCCCCGTTTATATTATCCCGTTCAAAAGAAGCCGGAAGGGAGAACGGGTTTCCCTTGTCAGTTGGACATGACCCCAACCTATCCGACTTCAAAGATACAAAATCGTTTTTAATATCGCAAGTATTCTTCATCATGTCCTTATCCCCTTCAATGCGTCATACACCCATTCTATTACATCCCATTTTGACTTAGCCCGAAGCTCACGAATCTCACACCGCGTATCCGGAGCAGCAACCCAGACCCACTCTTTGTCGCCAAAATAAAGATGACCTTTCAATTGAATATATCTCAGTCTTTCAGATAGTGGTCGCATTTTAGAACATTCTTTTTTGTTCAACTTTTACAAATCTCTTTTCCGCAAGCCTGACGTTCTGGATTGCCTGCTTGAAGTAACTGTCCTTTAATTCAATTCCTATCGCTTTGCGTCCCATTGAAACGGGGCTATAAACCTCAGACCCAACACCCATAAAGGGCGTTAAAACTGTTTCATCAGGATTTGAATAAAGATACACCAGCCGATCGATAACGTCCAACTGCAAGGGGTGTACGTGCTTTTCGTCGTCATCCTCTTTACTGTCTTTAAATGGCAGTACATTATCAATTCTTATGTCATCCCATACAGATGAGGCATATCTCTGCCACGTCAGATGCGATAATTTGTTTTCTCTTGGATCGCCAGAAAATCCTATCCATTTGTGTCGAAAGTCGGTATAATTACCGTAGGTTTCTTTGTGAGCATCTAAAAACGGGGTCGACCCAAAATATTCATAATCATTTAGCCCGTTAGGATGAACAACTGGAACAGCGTTCTCTCCACGTTTCTTAAATATCAAAACATAGTCCGGCATTGCGGTAAAACATTTTGTCGCATCCTCGACAATAAACTTATGCATCAGGGATTGAACCATTGTTCTCATGCGAACCTTTAATGGCTCCTTCCATATCGTTATCCGGTTGTGATATTCAAATCCATGCTTTTCGTGTATCCTGATAACTTCACCCGGAAAGTCCCATAGCCTTCCGGTATTATCGTGAATATCCTCGACGTGAACAGCATTGATACGGCCCGGTTTTGTTGCCCGTGCGAGTTCGGAAATTAGAAACTCATACTGTTGAATGAACTGGTCACGGCTTTCGCAGTTTGAAAAGTCCCTGTGGTCCGAACTGTAATTATAAAGTCCGCAAAATGGAGGGCTATATATAACTAAATCAATACTATTTGCTGGTAATTCAGAAACTACGTCCATACAGTCTGAATTATAAATGCTATAATTAGCATCGTGAACCTGATCTTTAACTTTCATGTCTTCCTCTTTTTTTTGTCTTTATATTGTTTTTCTTCATAAATGACCATATAGTCATCGGGTAACAATTATAATAATCAGCTATTTGTTGTATTGTATGCGTTTCATATAAACTCATTATCTCACTTTTTATAAATTTATACTTATTTTTAAATCTCGTATTTCTCCCTATTTCAGGATGTTTCTTTTTGTGTTCAGATCGTGTAATAATTTCAAGGTTCTCTATCCGATTATCAAGCATATCACCATTAATATGATGAACTAATTCATTTCTATTTAATTTTATCCCATAATGCTGCTCTATTAAATATCTATGAAGCCTGACCTGTTTTTTGTCTACCTGAATTGTTTTATAATATTTCATGTCATTATTTATATAATGGCAAATATAGTATATTATACAATGGGAAACAAATTATATAAACATAGGTTTTATTAAATTTTTATCGTACCCCTTTGTATCTATTTTAAATTCCTTATTGGTCTGTTGGGTCAGCTTTTCAAACATCTTTATAGCCTTGTCTTTTTTATGAATCAGACTTTGCATAATCCGTTCCTGACCGTCTGACAAAACAAGGTCAACAGTAACGGGCCGTGTCTGTCCAAATCTCCAAAACCGACGGATAGCCTGATAGTATTGTTCGTAGCTGTAAGTCGGGAAATAGGTTGTATGATTACAGTGCTGCCAGTTCAGCCCAAAGGCCGTAATGCTTGTTTTCGTGACCAGTTTTTTTATATTTCCGGCAGAGAAATTGAGAAGAATATCCTCCTTTTTATCAATATCCATGTTGCCTCGGACCTCAACGGCAGTCGGATCCAATCTCATTAGCTCGTCGGCTTCATCATTCAAGTTGCACCAATAAACCGATATATCATGTTGGTTGGCCTTTTCAACTGCCATTTCACAACGTTGTCTGATTGTTGCTTTGGCCTCCTGTTTGATCTCATGGAACCCAACGGCAGGCATGGCAAATAGTTTTGTCTGTCCGTCAATAGTCAATGGATTTTCGTTTCTCAATATAGTTTCAACCTCGTGAAGTGCCGGAAGTATAAACCGATCATCTGCAAATCCGATATCGGAAGGCTTCTTTGCAGATATGGACCAGGATGCAACCCACTGCCAAAAATCATTTTCTGCATGAGGTTTTAAATAAAAACTCTCTCCCTGCCGTGCCTTTGATATCTGACTAATCTTTGCGACGTTGTTCTGATTATTCTTAAAGAACTTGCCAAGCATATCCATATAACCCAAATATCCCAACGCCTCTGAGCTTGTTCCAAGTTCAATATAATCATTTGGTGACGGTGTAGCTGTGAATAAATACCGGTAGTTTACTTTTCTCAAAAAGGCATTTATCTGGTTTTTTATTGCACCGTCGAAGTTTTTAAGGATTGAACTTTCATCCAATATCACACAATCAAAGTCCGATGAATTAAGATAGTGCAGACGTTCATAATTGATCAAAACAATTTTGCCTTTATACTTGCCGTCCCTTGTATGATCCACGTCTGGGATGCCAAATTTTTCGGCCTCCTTTAGATGTTGTGCCGCAACCGCCAGGGGGGTAATTATTAGTACCGGCTTATTTGTTGCCCTTACATAATTGGTTGCCACAACTAATTCAATGATAGTCTTACCAAGTCCTGTATCAAGAAACACCGCACCCCTGCCTTTTTTTATCGCATAGTCGGCAACGTGCTTTTGAAAGTCAAACATACTATCAGGCATAAATTCAGGCTTAATTCCATAATCAATAGAACTGTGCTGCTTTTGCTTTAAAAATTCCGAATATTCCATTTTAGTTCCGTGCTGATTGTTCTCGTTCGTTGCGTTTCGTTATCTCTTTCAGGTACTTATCCCGTATCCGGTCAGATTCAGGACTGTCAGGATGAAGTACAAGTGTTTCAATGTCCAGGCGTAGCATCAGGTTCTTTGCCAACTGCCGTGCCATGCGACGACTGAGGCGGGGTTTAAAAAACAGGTTCAGTTTCATAATAGTTATTTATTGTCAGGTCTGGTTGTGCGCGATATTCAGTTATTCGCGTCATGCTTTCGTTGTGGCTAAAAAACTCTGATCCTACATTGCCGTTGCGATGTTTGGCAATGATGACCTCTCCTACGCCCGCTGCCGATACATTACGCCCATCAACAATAGTTTCCTTTTCTCCGTAGTAAGCTGCGCGGTAAAGCAACAAAACAATGTCAGCGTCTTGTTCAATAGCCCCCGATTCCCGAAGATCAGAAAGCATTGGTTTCTTATTCCCGCGTTGTTCTACCTGGCG